GCGGAATGGCAGTTAAATTCTTCTCCTCTACCGTTATTAAACTATGGTCTTCGGAAGCCGAAGCTAATGCTATTAAAGCTGGTATTAAAGTTGGTGACAAGATTATTGAACAAAGAGTTGGCAGACCAGTCAATTGGATTATTGATTACAACAAAGTCGGTCCCCCAAATTTATCAGGACAATATGATTTCTACTATCAGGGAGAAAACCTAGGAGTAGATTTAATTGGAGAGACATTAGATGTTGCAGAAATGTGTGGCATAGTTGAAAAGGGTGGCGCTTGGTATACCGTAGACGGAGAAAGATTTCAGGGAAGAGCGAAGGCAGTGCAGTATCTTCGTGACAACCCTAAAGTAGTTACAAGACTACAGGAGGAAATTAGTGCCAAATCTTAACGAATTTATTTATTCAGAAAAAGTTCAACCACCAGAACTAGAACGTTTTGGAGGTAAAAAACCCTGTGCTAAATGTGATAAAGATGCAGAAGAATATTTTTGGGATGCAATGTCTCTTACAATGAGCTGGGAATGTCCAGATGGTCATAAAAACTCATTTAAGGTTAACTAATGTCAGAAAGATCTGAAATAAAAAGAGATGGTGCAAAAGCTCAAAAGAATTCTGGGCGGGGGCAATATCAAAAAGGTGATGCTAAATGGTACTCTTTTGTAGTAGATTACAAAGAAGCTAATTCTTCTTTTACATTAAATAAAGATATTTGGGCTAAGATATGCACAGATACATTTAAAGTAAATAGAAACATGCATCCATGCTTGAAGATTATTATTGGAGAAGATTCAAAAGTCCGATTAGGTATTGTTGAATGGGCAATGCTAGAAGAACTGATTACGTTTTGGGAGGATAACCATGGGATCAAATAACAAAATACCTTTTAATAAAACTATTATTAAAAATGGTAGAATTGTCAGGGTTAGAAAAGATGGTACCGTAAAGGCCGACTTAGGCCCTTACAAGGTAAATCATAAGAAAGATAAGTAAAGGCTATGAAAGAAATATTTTTAACTACAGCGGTAGGAGCAGCAGTAGGAGCAGTGTTTAGTATATTTAAATTACCTATTCCTGCCCCTCCAGTATTTGCAGGATTAATGGGAATCGTAGGTCTATGGATAGGCTACGGTATTGTTCAAAGGTTTATCTGATGGAAATATTTTTACTGTCTGGAATTGCAATAGGTTTTTTAATTGGATACCCTTTTGGACTATTCATAGATAAATTAGACAAGAAAGATAAGGCTAAAAATGGCGGAAGATAAAAATACATTAGAGTTAATTAGTTCTATTACAGAATTTAATGAGCTACATGAATACATGAAAGATGATCAACTAGATAAAGCCCTTGCTATTGTGGTAAAGCTGTTGATGAATCCAGATGTTCCTTCAGCCAAAGCCCCATACTTAATTATAGAATTACAAGCAATGTCCACAAAATTTTCTATGATGGCTTCTGTATATTCAACAATTGCTAAAGATAAAGCTGGAACAGTAAACAATAATAAGAAAAATATTTATTACTCAGCTAAAGAGTCGATAGATAAACTTGTAGATGCACTTAAGTATGTCGTTAGGTACAGTTCATAATGGTTATATTAAGTAAAATTTATACAAAGACTGGTGATGATGGTCAAACCTCTACTGCAAATAATGAAAGGGTTTCAAAAACAGACCCAATTATGGAAGCTATTGGTGCAGTAGATGAAGCCAACTCTGCTATTGGAATGGCAACGGATGAATATAATGACATTATTGAAAGAGTTCAAAGCGATCTATTCGACCTTGGAGCGGAGCTTGCAGGGGCTCCAACAATAAGTATATCTGAAAACAGAGTTACGTATTTAGAAAATGTAATTGATGATTATAATGAATATCTAGAGCCACTAAGATCTTTTGTTTTACCAACAGGACCACTGCATAATGCTAGGACCGTTGTAAGAAGGGCAGAACGTGAAGTTTGGAAGATAGAAAATGTCAATCCAAACATTGCTAAATATTTAAATCGTCTATCAGACCTGTTGTTTGTTATGGCTAGATATCACAATAAAGGAAAAGAAAAGTTATGGGTGCCAAGTAATGGGTAGAGATATTGTAAAGAATCTTAAGTTTAAGAAACACGCAGGCAAGCATTTCGATCCAGAAAGATTTGCTCAGCTATTAGATGAGTCGTATCGTAATACCAAACGTGCAGATGGAGAGATGACTAAGAAATCATTTAGTCCAAGCACACTTGGCTATGGCCATGGTACTTGCCCAAGATACTGGTATATGGCATTTAGCGGCGCAATGTTCATTGATGATAATGATGCAGTTGCTGTTGCTAATATGGCACAGGGAACACAGGCTCATGAAAGACTACAAAATTTAATTAAGACTATGCCAGAGTGGAGAGCGGAAGAAGAAGAGATTGTAAATGAGTATCCGCCAATTCGTGGCTTTATAGATTTAATTATGGAGTATGATTCAGAAACTGTAATTGGTGAAATTAAGACGGCTAAGCAAGAAGTCTGGGATCAAAGACAGGCAGAGATGAAGCCTACAACAAATCATTTACTTCAACTACTTACATACATGAAACTAAAGAATGCAAAAGAAGGATTCTTCCTTTATGAGAATAAAAATACTCAAGAGATTATTGTTATTCCTGTGTCTATGAATGATAAGAACAAGGAGATTATAGAAGAAGCTTTTACATGGATGTGTGAAGTATGGGATAACTTTAAGGAAGGCGACCTTCCAATGCGTCCAGCAGGTGCCTCAAAGTCTAAGATGCCTTGCACATATTGTCCAATTAAAAAAGAATGTTATGCAGGATTAATTGGAACTGTTCAAATTGAGTCTTATAAGGTTCCAAAATTGTGATTTGTGCAAACAAAGAATGTTTAAATGGTAAGGAGTTTACTCCTAAAACTCATAACCAAAAATATTGTTCTGATGAATGTTGCAGAATTGCAACAAACAAAAGGATCATGGAAAAGTATTATGAGAAAAAGGCTATTAGGAATGGCGCTGCACGTGGATGCAGAAAATGTGGTGCACAATTAAGTAGATATAATGACACCCCTCTTTGTGCTTCTTGCCAAAAGAAAATAGATATTACTAAAAGATCTAAGATAAAAGGAATGATAGATGAAATTAGCTGATCTGGTAAAAACAAAAGCTAGCAGAGTTCTTGGCATTGATGCTTCTACAAATTCAGTAGCGTTTTGTCTTATGGAAAATGATAAGCCATTAAAGTGGGGCAAGATTAATTTTGTTGGTCAAGATATATATGAAAAAATTCATGACGCTAAAATTAAAACAAGTTCTATGTTAGATGAGTTAAAGAGTGATTATATTGCGGTAGAAGGTGCCATACTTGTCAGATCCCCTGATGCCGTGATAAAATTATCTTATGTCTATGGCGTTGTTATTGCTGAGCTCATGTCTACTGGTGCTTCCGTTATTACTATATCCCCTAGTTCTTGGCAGGCATATATTGGAAATAAGAACCCAACTAAAGACGAAAAGGCGGCTATAAGGTTAAAGAATCCAGGATACGCAGATTCTTGGTATAAAACCCAATTAAGAAACATGCGTAAACAAAGAACTGTAGATTACTTTAATAAAAAATATAATCTATCTTTAACAGATTTTGATGTGGCAGATGCATTCGGCATTGCTCATTATGCAAATAAGGTGTTGACAGAACGATGAAGCTGTATCAAAGTCAGACATGGCTATACCGAAGATATGTGGTTCAAAAGAAAACGGTAACTGAAATTGCCGACGAGTGTAAGGTTTCTGCTATGACGATACAGAGATATTTAGAGAAGTTTCAGTTAATTAAAAAAAGATGAGTATACCAGTCCTTGTAGTTCCAATATTAAATAGATACGATCTGTTACAGTCTATGCTTGACTCTATTAATTATTCAATAGATAATATTTTAATTATAGATAATGGTGGAGGATTTAAAACAGAAAAAGAAAATGTTAAAGTTTTAAATATGCCAGCAAATCTAGGGTTATCTGCTTCGTGGAATTTAGCAATAAAGTGTTACCCTCATTCTAAATACTGGTTGTTTGCTTCTGCAGATACTAGGTGGGGAGATAGCGCCTTAGAAGAAATAGATAAATTAAGTGGCCCAGATAAATTAATTCTTACAAATGATGCATATGGATGTTTTTCTGTAGGTGAAAATGTAATAGAAAAAATTGGATTATTTGATGAGTATTACTACCCAATTTACTTTGAAGACAATGATTTCCATGAAAGAGTTGCAAGATTCTGTCCAGAAAATACTATAGTATCAACAGCTATTGACACAGCTCCTGAAGTAGGAAGTCAAACAATTAATAGTGATGATAAGTTAAAAAATATAAATCATCAGACGTTTGTTAAGAATGAAGAATATTATAAATATAAGCAGACTAATAATTTTGAAATTTCAAAACAATGGTCTTTATCGAGAAGAAGGGATCACGAATGGCTACGATAGGAGTATTGCCTGCTTCAGGTAAAGCATCTAGAATTGGAGGCATACCTAAATTTTGCCTTCCAATATCTGATGAAAGATCCCTGCTTCAATGGCATGTAGAACAAATGCTTGAGGTATGTGATGAGGTTCGTGTGTCTACTAGACCAGAATGGATTCCAATTATTCAAAATATGGATATGAATATTAAATTAATTGTAAAAGAACCATCTACCATGTCTGATGCAATTAAGTTTATGATAGGAGAATACAATGATACCGTACTGGTAGGAATGCCAGACACGTATATTTTAAATGCTCCGTCAAATATATATAAAGAAATGATGAAAGAAACTAACGCAGATTTGGTACTAGGTATATGGGAATGCCTAGGAGAATTAAAAGGCAGGGTAGGACAAGTACTTGTTTCAAATGATAATAAGGTAATTGCTTCAAAGGATAAGGTTTCAGATTGCGATTATAAAGATATGTGGGGTACTATGCTATTCCGAAAAAATATGATAAGATACATAGATCCAAGTTTAGACCACCCAGGAAAACAAATTCAAGAGTGGATAGATGAGGGAACAAATATTCAATCTGTTCGACCAGGCGGCAGATATATGGACATAGGTACACTACGTGGACTTAAACAGCTATATAAAGAAATGGACGTATGATGTTAAAACCAGTATTTCAAGATGTGTCAGAGTTTAATTGCAGTGATTTATATTTACATTCTGTAGGTGCCCCATCTGGTTCAAAGATATGGGAGGCATGCCATGAGATTGCTCATATGCTTATTGATAAGAATATATCATACGGAGACTCAGCCTTGAACCCAATTAGAATATTTTCTACAACAGATGCAACAGAACAATTAAAGGTTCGCATTGATGATAAATTAAATAGAGTAAAGAATAACCAGGGATTTGCTGGAGATAATGACATTGACGACCTTATCGGATATCTAATTCTATATAAAATAGCTAAATCTAGTTGATTTTTTAGTCGACTAAGAGTATACTCTAATATATGTCCGAAATTGAATTAGCTGATCACTTTGATCGCATGAACATGGTAGTCTCAGAACTGCTTAAGGGAAATAACCCTACCCAAATTGCCACCGTAACAGGCTTTAAAAGAGCCGAAGTGGTCGAGTTGATAGATGAGTGGAAAAGTGTTGTACACAACGACACAGCGGCCCGTGAAAGGGCTAAGGAAGCCATCTCAGGAGCAGACCAACACTATGCCATGCTTATTAAAGAAGCGTGGAAAACTGTAGAAGATGCAGATCAGGCGGGCCAATTAAATGTTAAGGCTACAGCCTTAAAGTTAATTGCAGATATTGAAGGTAAAAGAATTGGAATGCTGCAAGAAGTCGGCTTGTTAGATAATGCCGAGTTAGCAAACCAGATTGCAGAAACAGAACGCAAACAAGATATCCTTGTCAAGATTTTAAAAGAAGTAACAGCCGCATGTCCTAAATGTAAGATGGATGTTGCAAAGCGCTTATCGCAAATTACTGGAATTGTTGAACCAGTAATACTAAACGAAGAAGAGGCTAATGTACTGTGAGCATGTCTATAAAGAAATGGATACAGACCTGTGTCCAAAATGTGGCCTGCCTACACACAGAATTGATTGGAAAGAAGTAGCAAGATTACACAAGGATTGGATATCTAGTGGAAAAGCTACTGCTCAGGGATGGTGGTCAATTTAATGGATCTTAATTTTAATGATTTAATTGATATGCTAGACGGCGAAGAGTTTGATGAACGCCCAGTAGATCTAAGAACATTTGTACAGAGCCCAGACTATTTGGGCCTGCCGCCACTATCTGAATATCAATACACTCTTATTGAAAAAAGTTCTCAGATTTATAAAGAGTCTACTCTTGTTAAACTGTTTGGTGAAGATGAAGGCGTTAGAATGTTTAAGCAAACAGCCAATGAGGTTGTTGCTCAGTTAGGTAAAGGTTCTGGAAAAGATTACTGCTCAACCATATCAGTAGCCTATATAGTATATTTACTATTGTGCCTTAAAGATCCAGCATCTTATTACGGTAAACCTCCTGGAGATTCTATTGATATTATTAATATTGCTATCAACGCACAGCAGGCAAATAACGTATTCTTTAAAGGATTTAGAACACGTATAGATAAGTCCCCATGGTTTGTTGGAAAGTATACAGAAAAAGCTTCTGAAATTAAATTTAATAAAAATATCACAGTGCATTCAGGTCACTCAGAGCGTGAGGCTTGGGAAGGATACAACGTAATTGTTGTGATTCTTGACGAAATTTCTGGTTTTAGCGTAGAAAATACAACTGGTCATGAACAGGCAAAGACTGGAAGTCTTATATATGAAATGTATCGTGCATCGGTAGACTCACGTTTCCCAGATTACGGCAAAGTTATTTTGCTCTCATTCCCAAGATATAAAAACGATTATATTCAACAAAGATATGACGATGTAGTTGCTGAAAAAGAAACGGTAGTAAGAACACATCATTTTAAATTAGACAATACTCTACCAGACGGCACAGAAGGTAATGAGTTTGATATTGAATGGGAAGAAGATCATATCCTATCTTATAAATATCCTAGGATGTATGCTCTGCGTAGACCTACATGGGAAATTAATCCTACACGAAGCATAGAAGATTTTAAAGTTGCTTTCTATAAAAATACTCCAGACGCACTAGGAAGATTTGCATGTATGCCATCAGAAGCAATTGATGCATTCTTTAAGTCTCGTGAAAAAATTGAAAAAGCATTTAGCAATATGGCTCTAGCAGTAGATGAGTTTGGAAGATTTGAAACTTGGTTTGCACCAGATCCAGA